GCAAGAGAGCTTCTTGATGAGATGAAATTATTAGAAGAAAGCCTTGACTTAAAGATTAATAAGGCTTTAAATAATCCATTGAGTGGGATGAGTGCGAAGACAAAGTAAGGAGTGTGTCATGTGCGATTGTAAAACAGATGAGGATTGTGTATGTCGTTTAAGATCGAAATAAAAACAGTATTACCTTACGTAGTGTTGATAGCTACTATTGGCATGACATGGGGTATGTGGTCTGAACGATTAAACGCAGTTGAAAAAAAGGCAGATCGTGTTGCAGAAATGCAACAGGATATTGCTATAATTAAATCTAAAATACTAGATATGGATGATAGAATCGCTTGGATAGAGGAGTTTTTGATTAAAACTACAGATTATTAATGGAAGATGAACTTGAAATTATTTGGGAGCCTGACTTTGAGATCGGCACATTACATTGAGATGCGAACTCTGTGGATGTATGTGTCACTGTTCATTAAACACATCTTGCATGTGCGAGTGTCCAAGGTGTCTACATGGTGATCAGCCGAGCCCAAATGAGACAACAGATAACGAAACCGAAGAGGAGTAAAAAAAATGACAAAGCTATGTCCAAGAGGAAAAGCCGCCGCAAAGCGAAAATTTAAAGTGTACCCCAGCGCATATGCTAATGCCTATGCATCTAAGATTTGTGCTGGTAAGATTAAAGATCCTAGCGGTGTCAAAAGAAAAGATTTTAAAGGTCCTAAGCCTATGGCAATGGGAGGTTCTGTTTCTCAACAAAGAAAAGAAATATCTGCTCAAAGAATGTCTAAGGGTGGTAGGATCGTGGCAGCTGGTTGTGGTATGGTAGAGGGCCGTAAGCGTAAGAAAACTAAATTGCCTCAAAGTATTTATGCCTAAAGACCCAGTAAAAGGAACTGGTAAAAAACCTAAAGGTTCAGGAAGACGATTATATACAGATGAGAATCCGAAAGACACTGTCCGCATTAAGTTTGCTACTCCTGCTGATGCACGGGCGACGGTCTCGAAAGTGCGTAAAGTTAAAAAACCATTTGCAAGAAAAATTCAAATCCTTACTGTTGCTGAGCAACGTGCTAAAGTAATGGGTAAAACACAAGTTGCTAGTATCTTTAAAAAAGGTAAAAATAGTATAAGGAAACAACATGGCAAAAAGCGGACTTAAAGAGTGGTTTAAGCAGGATTGGGTCGACATCGGTTCTAAAAAGAAAGGTGGAGGCTTTGCCAAGTGTGGTAGATCTAAACAAAAAAAAGACGCTAAACGAAAGTATCCTAAATGTGTCCCAAGAGCGAAAGCTAATAGAATGACTAAGGGACAAATTAAATCAGCAGTATCTAGAAAAAGAGCAGTAGCACAAGGAGTTGGTGGTAAACCAACTAATGTAAAAACAATTGTCTCGAAAAAAACAAGCAGAAAAAATAAAAGATGATGTAATTCAATGGTCTAAGGAAGTCTTAGAACCAGTGAATAAACACTTAGGTTTTCCAGCGTGTCCTTTTGCAGCTAAATGGAGAAAAGACAAAAAGCTTCGAATAGAAGTTCGAATGGATAAATCAAAATACGAGAGGCATTTAAATACTTTACTTAAATCTTGGAATAAAAAACAACACGATATATTAATTTTTTGTGATCCTTTTTTTGATCAATACTCTTTTGAGCAATTTAATGATAAGGTTAATTTTTACAATAAATTATATAATAGAAGAGATGTCTATTTTATGGGTTTTCACCCTGATGTTCCTGCCACCGTTGAAGGTCAAGAGTTTCTAGTCGATCCAACAGAAAACTGCTCTTATGAGGGTGACCTTGAATACTCTATGATGTTAATACAAAAGTTTAAACAGCTCTATGATGCAAGTTGCAAACTACATAAGATAGGTTATTATAAAAAATGGCCAGCAGAGTATTACGACGAGGTCGTTAAAACTCGGCAAGATAAATACGAACAATTGTTTAAAAAGGAGAAAAAAAATGCCAGGTAAAACAAAAAATGTGGTGGGAATGAAAATGCGTGGTGGCGGTAAAGTCAACAAAATGCGAGGCGGCGGTAAAGTCATGATGGCTAAAAAAGGCAAAATGATGAAAAAAGGTAAGAAAAAATCTGTCGTCAAAAAAAGAGGTTAACTTGAATGGCCACATCTGACTCTACAAGTTTTGATTTACAAATCGACGAGGTAATTGAAGATGCGTATGAGCGATGTGGCTTTTCAGGAACCAGAACTGGTTATCAATTAAGATCAGCTAGAAGAAGTTTAAATTTATTATTTTCTGAGTGGGGCAACCGCGGAGTTCACATTTGGAAAGTAGCTAATCACACACAAAGTTTAACAGCAGGATCAACTGAGTATACAGCTCCTAGTGACGCTGCAGATGTTTTAGAGATGGTGTTTAGAAATAGTTCAAGTATTGATACGACAATGACAAAAATATCTCGTTCAGAGTATCAAGCTATACCCAACAAGACTCAACAAGGAACGCCTACTCAATACTTCATTGAAAGAAAGTTATCAAGTGTAAAGATTAATATTTACCTTGCCCCTGATACTACAGGAACAAATATTAATTATTATTATGTGAAAAGAATTCAAGATGCAGGTGCTTATACCAACACTCCAGATGCTCCATTTAGATTTTTACCTTGCATGGTTTCTGGTCTTGCTTATTTTATTTCTCAAAAAGTTTCACCTGAAAGAACACAGTCTTTAAAGTTATATTATGAAGATGAGTTACAAAGAGCCTTAACTGAAGATAGTCAGTCTACTTCTGTTCATATTGTTCCTCAAAACTATTTTGTGAGTAACTAATGGGCAACTTTGCTACCGGTGTTCATGCCATAGCGTTATGCGATCGTTGTGGTCAACAATATAATTTTCATGAGTTAAGACAAGAATGGAACGGACTTAAAACTTGTCCCTCTTGTTTTGAAACAAAACATCCTCAATTAGAACCTCCACATCATAGAGCTGATGCACAAGCTTTACCATGGAGCAGACCAGCTAGAGTAGAACCAATGACAGTCTTTGTGGGTGCTCTAGGCGATTCTGCTTTTGAATCAAATGGTATGCAACCTGCTGATCAAAGCAGAGAGTTGCTTATTGGTTCAAGTGTTGGTACAGTGACCGTGGTGATATCATGAATTATTCTGAGTTATTAGACAATGTAAGAAACTATACGGAAGTTACTAGCGATGTTTTGAGTAACTCTGTCATTAATGTTTTTATAACTAACGTTGAAAATAAAATCGATAGGGCAGTAGACGGTGATTATCAGAGAAGATATGCAACTTCAACATTCGAAGCTAACAATGCTTTTTTAGATATATCCGCACCTGAGGGTGGTTTTAGATTTGCAAGAGGTTTAGAATTAGTTGAGACAGATGGCACAAGAACTTGGTTACAACAGGTTGATACAACTTTTATTGATGAGTACAGTCCAGAGCGATCAACTACGGATACTAACTTTACAGGTAAACCAAGATACTGGGCCAACTGGGATGGAACACAATTAGTTGTTGCTCCCACTCCAAACGCAGCTTATACAGTTGAAATGTGGTATCAAGAAACTCCTGAAAGATTAGGTAACGGATCAGGTAGCACAAGCACAACAACTTTTGTATCCAACAATGCTCCAGAGACCCTTTTATATGGAACTCTGACGGAGGCATATTCTTACTTGAAAAATACACAGGATATGCAAATATACCAACAAATGTTTCAATCGTCTTTGAGCGAGTTTGCTCAAGAGCAGATGGGACGTAAACGAAGAGATGAGTATGTAGACGGTGTCTTAAGACTCCCTCTCAAATCAGTAGACCCAGGAGGTAAATAAAAATGACAATAAATCAAGCAGTCTGTGCTTCCTTTAAACAGGAGTTATTGGCAGGGGATCACGATATTGATAATGATACAATCAATCTCGCTCTTTACACAAGCTCTGCAACTTTAAATGGAAACACAACAGCCTACTCCACTTCAAACGAAGTTGGGGCATCAGGAACATATGCAGCAGGTGGGGCAACTTTAACAAGTCCTACTATCGGATTAACTAAATCTAGTGCAACAGCTTCAACAGCATTTGTAGACTTTGCAAACGTAAGTTTTACATCAGCAACAATTTCTGCTCAAGCAGCTTTGATCTATAATAGATCATCAGCAAATACAAATGCAGCTATCGCAGTTTTAGATTTCGGTGCAGTAAAAACATCAACAAACGGTACATTTACAATCGCATTTCCAACCAATGATGCATCAAGTGCTATATTAAGATTATCTTAATATAGGAGGTCATTACCATGGCAGATGCTTGGAATGAGGGCACGTGGGGGCAAGGCTTTTGGGGACAACAAAGTTCCGTAACAGTTACCCTTACGGGTGTCTCTTCTACATTTGCTTTAGGTACCGAGTCAGTTGTTGCTGACAGTTTAGTAACATTAGATTCATTACAAGTAACGTCAGCATTAGGCACAGCCGTAGCCGAACAAGAATCTGTATTCACCTTCACTGGTGTTACATCTCAATTTAATTTAGGTGCTCCAACCATAGAAGAAGGAGCAGGAGTCACTCTTGCGAGTTTATCAATGGCATTTACCGCAGGAGACGAAACTGCTTCTGGCACTGTAGATGCAGGTTGGGGTAGAAATACATGGGGCTCATTCGCATGGAATGAGAACATAACTCAAACCGTAAGCCTTGATGGTGTAGGAATGTCTACAGCATTAGGGACGACCACACAAGAAGTAGGAACAGGTGTAATAGTATCTGTGACAGGTCTAAGCATGACAAGTGCTTTAGGCACAACATCACAAACAGGCACCGCGGTAGAAACTCTTGATAGCTTAACAATAGGTGCGGCTTTATCAGGAGCTTCTGGAATTACTGGTGAAGGTAATGTTGGAGTCATAGCTCCTTCTGATCAACTTGATTTTAGTATTGGCGCAGTAACCATTGATATTTTCACTCTAGCAGATCCGTCTGGTGTGTCTATGACATCAGCTGCAGGCACACTGGTTGCAGAGGCTGATGCATTAGTTACACTAGGTAGTCTATCTAGCAGTTTTTCATTAGGCACAGAGACAGTAGAAGTAGGTACAGGTGTCATAGTATCAGTATCTACTGTAGCCTTAACCTTCGCTGAAGGCACTACAACACAAACAGCGGGAGCAACAGTAAATGTAACAGGGGCAGACTTAAGTATTGTTTTAGGCGATACTTTTGAGACTCCTTGGGCAAACGTTGTAACTGGTGCAAGTAACACATGGACAGAGGTAGACGCAGCATAAAAAGTGTTGCTCTAATACTAAAAAAAGATATATTTTACGGAGGTAAAAAATGAGCAGTACATATTCATCTAGATACTTATTAGAATTAATGGCCACGGGAGCCAACGCTAACACTTGGGGTACAAATACTAATAATAACCTCAATGTTATTGATGCTTTTTCAACTGGTTATATATCAAAATCTGTTGCAGGATCTTCTAATATTACTCTTACCACAACTAATGGTAGTTCTACCACTGAGTCTGCTAACAGAAACATAGAATTAACAGGTGCTTTAACTGGTGATATCGTTGTATTTATACCAGCAACAGAGAGCACTTATACATTTTTCAACAACACTACAGGTTCTCAAACATTAACTATTGCTGCTACAGGTCATCAAGCTAACGGTGTTACAATCACACAAGGTGCTAAAACAAGTATATTTTGTGATGGTGCTTCAAATTATAATATTAAGAAGTGGGCCTCTACTGACTTAGGTTCATTGACAGGAACATTACCAGCAGTATCAGGTGCAAACTTAACTACATTGAATGCATCAGAATTAGATTCAGGAACAGTGCCAAATGCTAGACTAGACGCACAACTTCAAGATATCGCAGGATTAGCAACAACTGATAGTGGTATCATCGTTGGTAGCGGATCGAATTTTGTTCTTGAAACAGGTGCAACCATGAGAACTTCTTTAGGACTAGGCACAGCATCAGATGTTCAGTTTGACTCTTTTGGTGTTGGAACTGCCGCCTCAGGAACAACAGGTGAGATTAGAGCTACTAATGACATTACAGCTTTTTACTCTTCAGATGTAGCCCTCAAAGAAAATATTGAAAACATATCCTCACCTATGGATAAAGTGCAAAACCTTAATGGTGTATTGTTTGATTGGAAACAAGATTTTATTGATGCTAAGGGTGGCGAAGACGGATATTTCGTACGTAAAAGAGATGTCGGTGTCGTTGCACAAGACGTAGAAAAGGTTTTACCTGAGGTTGTAGGCACACGACCAGATGGTGTTAAAGCCGTAAAATATGATAGATTATGTGCATTACTAATTGAATGTGTAAAGGACTTACAAACTCAAGTAAATGATCTTAAGAAGGGAGAATAATCTATGACTACACCTTCCGGTCAAATTAGTTTAGACGATGTCAATACTGAGCTAGACATATCTCCTGGAACTACCATAAATATGGGCGCAAGTAATGTGAGAGCTCTTGCAGAAGTACCTTCAGGTGCTATTGCCATGTCTAACTTACAAGGCAAATCAAATGCACAATTTGTTGTAGCTAGTGGTGGATCTACTTCAACACAAGGTAATTTTAAAATTCATACTTTTAATTCAGGTGGCACTTTTACTGTAAACCAAGCAGGTAATGCTGCAGGTAGCAATCAAGTAGAATATATGGTTGTTGCAGGCGGCGGAGGCGGTGGTGCAGGTAGAGGTGGGCCAGAAAACCCAAAAAAAAGAGCAGGCGGTGGAGGCGGTGCGGGTGGCTTTAGAGAAGCTAAGAACCCCTCAGCTCCCTTTCCTGCTAGTCCTTTAGCCACTAATACACTAATACCCGTTTCTGCCCAAGGTTATCCAATTAGTGTCGGCGGTGGTGGTAGTGGTGGAACTAAACCAGGACCTGCATCAGATACAGGCACAAGAGGTAATCAAGGGTCAACATCAAGTTTTTCAAATATATCTTCCGCAGGTGGCGGAGGTGGAGCAGGATCAGGAGCAGGAAGTAATGCAGCACAATCTGGAGGATCAGGCGGTGGTGCTAGTCCCTTCTTTCCTAGTGGTGGAGGTGGAAACTCACCACCCGTTTCACCCCCTCAAGGAAATTCAGGAAGCTCTGGATCACCAGGACAACTATCTGGTGGAGGTGGCGGAGCCACAGGTGGAGGAGGTAGTCCAAGTGGCTCGACAGGCGGGTCTGGCGGATCAGGTGCTACAACTTCAATATCTTTTAATTCATCAACTTTTGCAGGTGGAGGCGGGTGTGGTGACGGATTTAGTGGTGGGTCTGGCGGATCCGGTGGTGGAGGCCAAGGTGCAGGTCCACAAAGAGGTGCTGCAAACTCAGGTTCAGGAAACACAGGTGGCGGAGGCGGATCGGGTCCTTTTACTCCTGGCGTTCCATTTGTAGGCGGAGCGGGTGGCTCTGGTAAAGTTGTAATAAGGTACAAATTTCAATAATGGCATATTTTGCAAAACTTAGTGAAGAAAATGTTGTACTTCAAGTAGAGTCAATCAGTGACTCTGATGCTCCTACAGAAGAGGCAGGTATAGCTTTTTGTCAAAATTTATATGGTTGGAGTTTATGGAAAGAAACTTCTTTTAACACAGTTGAGGGCATATATTATAATGATGATGGCACAGAAGGAGATCAATCAAAAGCTTTTAGAAAAAATTATGCAGGTATAGGATACACTTATGATAGTTCTTTAGATGGCTTCATAGCACCTAGACCTGATGGAATGGCCTCATGGGTCATAAATACTTTTTCAGGATTATATCAAACTCCCGTTCCATATCCTACAATTACAACTTATGAATATAATGGACAAACTAAAAATTACCAAATTTCTTGGGATGAAACTAATGTTAGATATGTGGCTTATGATAAAAAAGATCCTGTAAACAATTATAGATGGGATTCTTCTGCATTGGTGTGGGTTATTATCTAGTTAATGTTTTTCAAAAAAAATTTAATTGATCAATCAATATACATAAAAAAAATACCAACACAGTTTTCAGATATAGATTTTACACAAATAAAAGAAGATGCTTTAGAAAGCTATAAACGTAAAAAAGTTTTATCAACTAATAAATTTTCTCCAGAAATTAATTATTACAAAGTCAAAGACAGAAAAGATAATGTTTGGGTGTATGAATTTATTAGAGATTATTTTAAACAAACAAAACTAGATAGTGCATCTAATACATTAGTTCTAAGTGACAGTGCTTATATTATTCTTAATAAAGGATCAGACATAAGTTCACATAATCATATAAATGAATATGATTTAAATAACTCACCAGATTACACAGGTTTGGCTGTCATAGATTCTGATAAAGACTCTTATATAGAAATTGATTATGAGGGTGGTAGAAAAAGAAATATGAAACAAAGAGTTCCTCTAATACCTATGGAAGTTATAGTTTTTAATTCTGAGCTAAAACACAGGTATTTACTAAACAAAAACTTTAAGAACACAATAGTTTTGGCTTTTAAATTACAGTTAATTTGATAGAATTTTAAAAATTTTAGAATGAATTTAGAAAATTATTACGCTTGTTTTGATAGTGTTATACCTAATAGAATTTGCGATAACATAATTCAAGACGCTGAGACTAGAACTACAGAAACAGCCATAACAGGTGGTTTTAATGAAATACCAAATGATGAAAAAGATATAGCAAAACTTTATAAAACAAGAAACTCATCAATAGTATGGATGAATGATTCTTGGATATACAGAGAAATTATACCTTTTGTTCAAGAGGCTAATAAATTTTGCAATTGGAATTTTGATTGGAGTCACTCAGAATCATGTCAATTTACCAAGTATAGTGAAACTCAACATTACACCTGGCATCAAGACAGTTGGAATAAACCTTATGACAAACCTGGTGATGTAACTCACGGTTTGATAAGAAAAATTTCTGTGACAGTTTCATTAGCAGACGGTGACACATATGAAGGCGGCGATCTTGAGTTTGATATGAGAGATAATAGTGACAGTAAACCAAACATTCAAACTAATGAACTTGCTAGAAAAAAAGGATCTGTAATAGTTTTTCCTTCTTTTGTTTGGCATAGAGTGACACCCATTACAAAAGGCACTAGGTATTCATTAGTTGTTTGGAATTTAGGTTTACCATTTAGATAGGATAAAATATGGAGGAAAATTTTTTTAATAAAAATAATTTTAATGTAGTAAAAGAAGCTGTCTCATCTGAGTTTGCTTTTTTTCTAAATAATTATTTACACAATAAAAGAAAATGTCTTTTGTACATGAAAGAAACACAAAATATATCTATGCATGATAAATCTTGGGGAGACTTTAATGACTCACAAGCACCAAATACGTATTCAAATTATGGTGACTTAGCTATGGATTCATTGTTAGAGTGGGTGCAACCTTTGATGCAAAAAACCACATCGTTAGAATTAGTGCCTTGTTATTCATATACACGAATATACAAATATGGAGATGAGTTAAAAAGACATAAAGATAGACCCTCTTGTGAAATATCCTGTACAATGAATTTAGGTGGTGATACTTGGCCTATTTTTGTAGAGCCCTCTGGTGATGAAGGTAAAGAAGGTATTTCAGTAATTTTAAATCCTGGTGATATGTTGATATACAAGGGTGAGTTGTTAGAACACTGGAGAGAACCATTTCAAGGATATGAGTGCACACAAGTTTTTTTACATTACAATAATAAAAACGGTCCCTTAGGTGAAACAAATTTGTATGATAGACGACCTGTACTAGGGCTACCCTCATGGTCAAAAATCAACAATTAAAAGAATATAAAATAGATTCTTCAACTTTTATAGGGGGATGGTACATATCATCAAATACTTGTGATGAGTTAATTAATTATTTTAATAATAATCAAGAGATAACTAGACCAGGTTATTTGGGTAAGGATAATAGCTCAGTTATAGATAAAGATAGAAAAGACTCAATTGACATGACTATAAGTGCTAATAATTTTGAGGGTGTTTTAGGTATTTACAGAGAGGAGTTGCAAAGTGTTCTCTTAAAATATATAGAAAAATTTCCACACTCGGATCGAGTTCAAAGATACGGAATAGTAGAAAATTATAATTTACAAAAATATCCCATAGCGGGAGGTTTTAAAGCATGGCACTGTGAAAATGAAGGATCGCTCGAGTGTATAAAAAGACATCTTGTTTTTATGACTTATCTAAACACAGTAGAAAAGGGTGGGACAGCTTTTTACCATCAAAAAATTTTAACTCCTGCAGAAAAAGGATTAACATTAATATGGCCGACATATTGGACACACACTCATAAAGGATGTGTTACAAATGAAACTAAATATATAATAACAGGGTGG